GATAGATGTATGGAGACATAGAAATAGAACTACTATAATGTACTCTGTATTTAAGACTTCGTGGAAATGCTCTCAAATGATAAGTAGGATATATAGAATCCTATTAGGTGAGGAGGACTTACCCACTTCAGAACGAAGTGTATTTTATAAGAATAAATCATATACAGATAAAGTTTACAATAAAGCTATAGATGATATGATAAAAGATAAAGATAGATAATATGCCAAAAGCAAGAGGATACGGAAACACAAGAAAAAAGAAATGTAGAAAGTGTGGTAAAATGTACACGGGTTCTAAATGCTCTTGTAAGAAATAATGAGTGTATTAACAAAAATATTTTCAGGAGGAGCTGCTGACCTCGTAAAAGGTATAGGTAGTGTTGTAGATAATCTACACACATCAGGAGAAGAAAAATTAGAAGCAGAAAGAAAGATAAAAGAATTAATTGCCAACTATGAGGTGGAGATGGAGAAAAACATCACGAGTAGATGGGAGGCAGATTTAAAATCAGATTCATGGCTAAGTAAAAATGTTAGGCCGTTAGTATTGATTTTTTTAATAATATGTACTATGTTGTTAATATTCATAGACGCAGGTACAATCAATTTTGAAGTCAAATCCTCGTGGGTTGACTTATTACAACTAGTATTAATAACCGTGATCGGTGCCTACTTCGGTGGACGATCACTAGAAAAAGTAAAAAAATAAAATTATGGCATACAATGCAGCGCAAATAGATTTTGGACAAGCTGGTGGAGCTTATTTAAACGATACAGATGCTTATACTCCACCTACAGATAAAGTAATAGCATATATAGAAGTTGTGGCAGCAAATACAACTTTTAATCTTTTAACACCATCTAATGATACTGGTACTAACACTTATCATTTAGGTACAACTGTAGTAGCGGCGGCAACTGGTAACGGTGCAAATGCTGTTGCACTTAGTTCTGAAAACTTCGCAGTTGGACAAAAGTTTTACGGAAGATGGTCTGCCGTTACATTAACAGATGGAGCGATAATAATGTATTTCGCTCAAGAATAAATCAAATTAAATTTAAATTATGGGAATAAATTCAACGGAAGTATCTTATGGTTTTGGGCAACTTGGTAGTGTTTTTAACGACACAGCATCTGCAATAACACCCCCTACTGGAAAGGTTTTTGTAGCTATAACGTTCTTAGAAGATTGTAACTTCAACGCCACAGCTGGATTAGTTGGCGATAACGATACAACGGCTGGTATAGAATATATCTCTACGGACGCTGCAGTTCATGATGTTACCGTTGGTTCTGAAACGGTTTCAACTGGTGGTGGTGGTAAAGTTGTAGACGCAAGTAATACTTTTCCGAAAGGATTAACTATATATGGAAGGTGGACTAAAATTACTAATAATGCCGCTACAGGTATGATAGCTTATATAGGAGACTAATGTCTAGAGAAAACACTAAATACGTTATAATACCTCTTAGCAAGGTGGAAGATATAGATTTTGACCAAGTCATGGAGACTAGCACGCGTACTTTAAGACTTAGTGAAGATGGTGAGTATACGTTTGTAAAGTTCGAAGGAAACACCCCTTCATTTTTAGATGGATATACACAGTATAGTCATTCTGAAATTCTAGAAGTATTAAATGACACTAATGGAATATGGTATATAGATGATGAAGAAGCTTTAACTTGGAGAGACACTGCTAGTGATTTTATAAATACTATAGCGTGGAGTAAGTTTAATCCTTTTAATTGGTTTTAGTATGTTAGGATTAGGAACAGGTTTAATATACCCAAGCACTATTGACAGCGTTATCCCATATGCAAATTCAGCTTCAGTGCTTTTTGATGGTACTAATCAATATGGAGACATTCCTGATAGTGATTTATTTAGCCCTGTAGTCGCTAATGGTAGTGGTTTTACAATTAGTTTTTGGGTTAATTGTGTTAGTAGTGCTGCAAATCAAAGAATAATAAATAAAGCACCACTTACAGGTGCTAGTGGGTATGAATGGCAAGTTAGAACTGACGGTGCTTCAAGACCAAAAGCGTTTTTCTACATGGGTGGTACGGCTAGTACAAAAGCAACGCTTAGAATAGATACAACATTATCAACGGGCACGTGGTATCACATTGCTTTTACTTGGAATTTAAGTCCTAATAGTAGTGCTGGATTGATTGGGTATTTAGATGGGGTGCAAAAAACCCATGGTTCCGGTGCTACATGGGGGACTGGTGGAAGTGGTAATGTCGCACTTAATGGTACTGAGGCGGTGAGGATTGCGAGGTTTACGACTAATTACGCTAACGCATATATAGACGAGATATCCCTGTTTAACGACGTGGTAAACTCCACTGATATTGGTAATATTTATAATAGTGGTACTCCAGTAGACTTATCATCATATAGTAATCTAGTAGGGTATTGGAGAATGGGTGAAAATGATTCTGTGCCAACTATATCAGATGTTACCTCAAACAGCAATGATATGACATTATACAATACTCCATCTATAGATACTAGTGTATACGCTGGAGCATAAAATAAAATTAACTTAAATTAAATAAAAAATGGCAACAACAAAAGTAAAAGGAACAAGTAAAAAAATAAAAGAACTTAAGGGTATTAAACCTGAAAAAGTAACTGACGAGCAGTTAACTAAAGTTCAAGAACTTATTAATGAGATTAATAGGTCTCAAATAGAATTAGGCCAAATGGAAACAAAGAAACACGCTATATTACACAGTGTATCTTCGTTACAAGAGTCGATTGGTATCATGAGAGATACTTTTGAAAAAGAGTATGGTACTTCTGATATTAACATCCAAGACGGTATAATTAACTATCCAAAAGAAAATGGCGAAGCTGATAAGGAAGATTAGCGTAGGTAAAGACTACAAGAATGATGCCATGCATTATGCTGTTGGGCAAGAAGTCTACGGGGGACATACTATCTGTGATATAATAGAAGAAAACGATAAGTATTCCGTATATATCAAGAAAGATAAAGATGTATTACCTTGGAAAGACTTTAATAAAAATATGGCCGTATCTGTAGAATATAATCTACAATATTAATGAAAAGTGTTTACAACTTTGTTGTAACACCAAAAGGAGAAAGATATAACAATACTAAAAAGGTTGGGGATTCAGAGTTAATTCTTAACACTGAAATCTTCAACCATCAGTATGTAAATAGAGAAGCTAAAGTTATATCAACCCCAATAATTGGTGATACGGATATAAAACCAGGGGATACGGTTATAGTACATCATAATGTATTCCGAAGATGGCATAATGTAAAGGGTGTAGAGAAAAATAGTAGAGCTTATTTCGATGAATCTACTTATTTTATAAACCACGATCAAATCTTTTTATATAAAAGAGATAAAGAGTGGACAGCTCCAAAGGGTTATTGTTTTGTAAAACCTTTAAAAGCAATAGATCAATTTAATATTGAATCTGAAAAACCACTTCAAGGTATTGTTAAGTATTCAGATGGTACAGTTGAAGTTAACGACTTAGTTGGTTTTAGACCAAGTAGTCAATATGAGTTTATCGTCGATGGCGAGAGACTGTATCGAGTTTTATCTAATTTTATCACAATCAAATATGAATATCAAGGAGACGAAGAAGAATATAATCCAAGCTGGGCACAAAGCAGTTGAAGAGTTAATTAAAGTTGCTAGAGAGGAAATAGTAGATTCAGACGAAGATATATCAGCTGATAGATTAAAAAATGCTGCGGCTACTAAAAAACTAGCTATATTTGACGCGTTCGAAATACTCAACAGAATCCAAGAAGAAGAACAACTACTTGAAGGCAAAACACCTGAAGAGAAGAAGGAAAAAGTCTTTAAAGGATTCGCAGAAGGTAGATCTAAGTAATGTACGAGCAAAGTTTAGTTAAAACTATCGAACCTGTAAAAAAGACTACTATAAGTAGACTTAACAAAGGTAAGAAGTGGAAATATGGATACGATAAAGAACACGATATAATTGTTATATCTAAAACCGGACAGATAGGTGAAATAGTAGAAATACAAAATCTAGCTATCGCACTACCTAAGGCGCCTAAAAACGTGTTTAAGCACGAGAAAAATAAATGGGTTAAAATGGAACAACCCAAGGAACTATCTCGATTAAAGAATATATTTGATTGGAGAAATTATCCAGAGGAAAGTAAAGAGCAGTGGTTTGATTATATAGACGAAGAGTTTAAAAGAAGAGATGAGGGGTTTTGGTTTATGAATAATGGTAAACCAACTTATATAGTGGGAACGCATTATATGTATCTTCAATGGAGTAAGATAGATGTTGGAGCACCAGATTTTAGAGAGGCAAATAGATTGTTCTTTATATTCTGGGAAGCGTGCAAAGCGGATAAAAGATGTTATGGTATGTGTTACCTAAAGAACAGAAGATCAGGATTTTCGTTCATGTCGTCTGCTGAAACAGTTAATTTAGCCACTATATCGAGTGATAGTAGATATGGTATCTTATCTAAAACAGGTTCAGATGCAAAAAAGATGTTTACAGACAAAGTCGTTCCTATATCGATTAATTATCCTTTCTTTTTTAAACCTATCCAAGATGGTATGGATCGTCCTAAATCAGAACTTGCTTATAGAGTACCTGCTAGTAAGTTTACAAGAAAGAAGATGTCAGCCACAGATGGTATGGAAGAAATTGAAGGGCTAGACACAACTATAGATTGGAAAAATACAGGTGACAATAGCTATGACGGTGAAAAATTAGCATTATTAGTACATGATGAAAGCGGTAAGTGGGAAAGACCAGATAATATATTAAACAATTGGCGTGTTACAAAAACATGTTTAAGATTAGGTAGTAGGATTATAGGTAAGTGTATGATGGGGTCAACTTCCAACGCCCTAGATAAAGGTGGAGATAATTTTAAAAAATTATATAATGCATCAGATGTCACTAAGCGAAATAGAAACGGCCAGACAAAATCTGGTTTATACTCTTTGTTTATCCCAATGGAATGGAACTATGAAGGATTTATTGACGAGCACGGAATTCCAGTATTCACTACTCCTAACGCAGATGTGCTTGCCCCAGACGGTGAACTAATAGATGTAGGTGTAATAGATAATTGGCAGAACGAGGTAGATGGCTTGAAAGATGATCAAGATGCTTTGAATGAATTTTATCGTCAATTCCCAAGAACTACAGAGCATGCATTTAGAGATGAAACAAAAAACAGTATATTTAATTTAGTAAAGATATACGAACAAATAGATTACAACGAGGAGATGTCAAGGACTTTAGGGATTACACAAGGTAATTTCCAATGGGTTAATGGAATTAAAGATTCTCAAGTAATATTCTATCCAGATCCAAAAGGTAGATTTAAACTTAGCTGGGTTCCACCTCAGCAATTACAGAATAGAGTGGTACTTAAAAATGGTGTTAAATATCCTGGTA